CTTTCCATGGGCATTTCATGGTCATAGATGCGCTGGCTTTCTCTAAAATATTCTGGCTCCATCTCATCGCGTTTGAGGCGTAGGTTTTGTTTTATTTCATCCAATGTCATGGCAAATGATGTCAGCGTGGACATGGCAGAATCAAATTGCTGCTCTAATTGAGCTCTTTGATCATCAAACTGTATGTCGCTGCTTTGTATCACGTGCAATATTTTTTCCATCTCGCGCCGAGCTGGGTCAAAACAATCGTGTGGTCGTATGCGATTGAGTTGATTGATATAAGAAATGACTTTACTGAGTTTCATTCGAAAGAAAATAGTGAATTAAATGTGTTTTCAGTGTTGGTGGCAGCGGCCAAGTCCCAGGCCAACACACCCAACAAGTTATCAATTTTTTGATCCACCACAGTGGCTTCCATTTCTGCGTCATTAAACGGCAGTTCACAGAACCACTGTGGCAAACGCAGTTCATCAGTGGGATAGCCAATTGATGTCCAACCCAGAGCATTGGATCGCAGTTTGCACACAATGGTTTTCATTCCATCCACAATCTGCATTGAATAGTTGTCTGAGTTCATGCGTCTTAGGGTATTCCAGTTTAGCGCAGCTCGTACATGACCTGGCATGTTGGCTTTGCCCAACCTGGCTTCTTCGGCAGCATACTTGGTCAAGTTGTTCACACGCTTGGGCGATCCTTTTTCCCAGCCGGGACGATCCGCAAACTCATACTTGAATTCGCGTATACGTTCCACAATCACATCACGCTCCACACCGGCCAGCACTTTATTTAGAATTTCCAGCAAGAACTCTTGAATTATCTTGGGGGTGTCTGATCTCTTCAAGTCCAGGCCCATGGCCTTGGTCTTGCCCAGTTTGCCTTCCACGTCCAGACGCTTGCCTTCGAGATCAATAATGTTCACAGCATAGCGCTTCTTTGTGATAAACAGACCACGATCGGCCACCAGCTCTCGACCGGCCTTGATCAAGGAACCCATGTCTCGGGGACAGTGAAAGGCCTGCTCCATGAAGCCAGGAAAGCTGTCATTGACCTGATCGGCAATTGAGTCGTACAGCTGAATACAGGTTTCTTTTGACCAGGCCATGCGACCTTCTGTGATTTCCTTCCCCAGCACAGGCCATGCAGAGAAGTAGCATGAGTCTGTGTCACCGTAGATAATGGCCTGCCCAGTGTGATCATATTCACCAGTGATGCACTCATTGATGTGTGCATCCATGTGGCGTGCAATGGCTCGGCCTGTTAGAGTAGTGCTCTGACCAATGCGCTTATCGAAAAAACGGCAACCAGGATTAAGAATAGCCCCATAGAGGCTGTTGAGGTTAATCTTCTTAACCAGCTGGCGTTTGTCCCAGAAAGCAATTTCTTTAGCATCTGTGGCTTCTTTCTTTTTGGCTTGTAGTTCTTTGCGCTCTGAATACCAGCGCTCCAGCAGGCCTGGAATCACACCTTTGCGTTCGTATGTGATTATGGTACCATTGGCAGTGAGAATCCAAGGATGGTTGCTGTCAAATATCAACTGCCATATTTCCGCAGCTGAATGCACAGACTCTTCGCCTGACTCCCAATCAACTGTGATTTCTGTGCCACGCTGCTGTTCCATCACAGCAGTGTATTCCAGTGTGCCAAACAAACCTTCCCAGGATGCAGCAAATGAATCGCCCTTGGCCATGCGGTCTCGGATCAGTCGATCAGTCATGGTGGGTCGTAGCTGACCCACAATGGTTTCAGGCCCCATGTTTAGCGCACGAATAGCCGACGGGTATAGACTGTTGATGTCCACGGATCCGATCCAAGGATGCAGACCTTTTTTGGGCACTGCCACATAAGCACCTGCGGCCTGTGTGTCATCGTCTGTGAGTCGCTGTTTGCGATTGGGCACTACCATGCCACGTTCGTGTGCTTCGTTGATGATGGCCTGTTCGGTCACGGCCACAGCACCCATGGTGGTTTGCAAGAGCACTGTGTTGGCATGTGCCAGTTCGTTGGCCAGATCAAGAAATCTCAACTTTTTGTCCATCTGTGCAATGCCATTGACGTCTTGTCGATTGTACTGCAAAAACTTCTTGAAGTCGTTGTTGTACAGTTGATCCAGTGTGCCTTCGTACTTGGTCTTGCCTTCCAATCCTTCGTACTCCAATATGGCATCTAGGCTGTATGAGTGACGTTCTTCATAGGTATACTTGCGATACAGTTGCATGTAATCCATGTGCACACGCCCTACCAAATCGTAAGTCTGTGCTTCGGCACCGTAGCGTTCAAACATGCGCTGTTTGGGCAATTGACCCCACAGGCAGAAACGTCGTGTGTCATCTTTGCTGAGCACACGGGTACAGCGATTTACAGTGTAGGGAATGTCATAGCCTTCGCTGTTCCAGCCTGTGAGCACATCAGCATCTTCGATCAGATCAAGAAATGTCTTGATCATTTCGCCTTCGTCTGTGAACACCAAGGTGTTGTCAAATTCCGCTGCAATCTCTTGTGCAGTTTCCAGGCTCATGTGCCGGGGCGGTATGGCCAGTGTGACCAGTTGATCCAGCCAGTCTAAGTAGACCGAGATTGCTGTGATTGAGTTGAACGGGTCATCAACAGGCGAGAAACCACGTTCTTGATCAAACGCTACCTCAATGTCAAAGAATGCGGTTTGCAGTCCAGGGGCATCTTGACCTTTGTAGTTTTCTTCCAGACATCTAAATATGGGATTGATGTCGGATTCATAAAGTTGCTTGCCGCTTTGAATGCGGACCTCTTTGCGGAACTCTTTGTTATTGCGTGTAGAAAATCTTGATACGGGTGTGCCATAGATGCTTTGGAATTTACCACGTGGATCATCGTAGTAGAAGATGTAGTTGGCTGGATACTCTTGGTATCGTCGCACACCGTCGCGGCGTTCTACAACATGGATGCGATCGTGTTCACGATCAAATAGTGCGTCAATATAACTCATTGTTCTCCGTTTGTGGCCGGAAGGCCATGCTTCATGCTCGTAAAGTGAGCGACTCTAAGGATATTTATAGGCCGCCCAACCATGTGTCTGAAAGTTTACGGACTTTGCCCAAAGCAGCTTTGGCTTGTTGGTGCTGGCTGTGGCAAGTGTCAAATACATCAATATCCGCAAATTCTTTTGGAGTGAAAGTGCCCCAATTGGTGATCCGGGAATATTCTACCACATCAACGTCAAAACTTTTACAAAAATCATAAAAGTCTGCCATCTCTTGATAGTTGTCGCGCTGCACAATCATTCTAGTGTGCAATATCAAACCTTTGTGATGTTTTTTGTTTTGTAAAAATTTCATTGCTGACAACAAGTTTTCCCATTTGCCACCACGTCGTAGTTTCTCATAGGTTAACGCATTGGCAGCATCAATAGACACAGTGATTTTTTCTATTGCTGATTCAAGCTTCGCAATTTTATGCCATCTAGATTCTGCCAAAAGCCCGTTGGTACCAATGTGAAATTTTAGATGAGGATACTGTGTTCTGTCAATGACTGTGACAAAAGACATCAATAATTCACTGGCAAAAAATTCGCCTGTTCCGCTGAGTTCCAATACAATTTTTTCACTGCTTGGTACAGAAAATAAATTTTTTGCCACAAGCTTGCCTATTTCTCTTTGTGAATCAAGCAAATGGTCGGGAGTTTTTATCACCTGATGCCGGCAACTGGGGCAACTTAAATTGCAGGTCCTATCTCCTTGAAAACTGATGTGGTGTGGAAAGACAAACTGAGTAGTGTCATCAAACAGAGATTTTACTTTTGGTGGAATATTATCAATGGTGTTTAAAGATTCATTGGTTATCACACCGCACAATTTTTCGTTGCAATAATGATATGTGCCATCAACAATAGACTGTCTAATTTCTACTGCCAAACTTGACGATAACATAGACTCTAAAGTTTGATGGCGAAGGTTACCAATTGTCGATGGCATCCAACTACCACACCCGCACATTCTAACGTCACCTGTGAGCGTTACCTCAATCATAACCCAAGGCGACAAACAATAGCTGCCTGCAAAAGATTTTTTTGTAAATCTAATCGGTTTAACAACTGAGGTCGATGACATTTACAGTGTTTTGCCCACTGTTTCAAGAATAGTTTGTAGAGTTTCGTGATCTTGTTTCTCACGACCAAATTCGGCCTTGTGTGCTAATTTAATAGCTTTTTTGAGAATAGCAGGTTTGACTTCAAGCTCTTCGGCCACGGCCTTGATGGTGTCCGTGAGTCCGCCCTGCAAGGTATCAATTTCGTGCATGACCTGCATGCCTTCGTTGATGATTTGGGTCAGTTTGATCTTTTGTTCGCCGGTAAATGATTTGCTCGACATAGATATCTCCTAAAGCCACAGTATATAGACAGTTTAGAGATTTGTCAAATAATTTGGCTCACTTTGAGCGTTGGGGTAGCGAATCCCAACGCTCGGGCAGCAGCCGCCCACACACCGTAAACGGTAACGGTCCTAAGGTGTGTCCTATTTGCGTCCAATCACAAGAAAGTGATCAAAGTCAGTTTCTGGGTCTTGATCCCGGAGTTGACCTTGATACTGGATATCTGACAGCGGAAATTGTTGTGCCAATTGTTCAACACTGATGATTTGATTGCGAGCATCTGGGTCATTGTCACGAGCCAGCATGGCCACTGTGGTACCGGCTGGGATATTGTCAAACCACCCAGCGCCACTCATGTTGGTCACGCTGGTGTTGATCACAGCACCGCGGCGTCCCAATCTGCGATAATCTAAATCATTGGCATTGGCTCGCATGGCTTTGACACCATTTACATCGAACTGGCGGTTGAGTTTTTGACCTTGTCTCAATGCATTGGCATCAAGATCTACATTGACAATCTGTTGATATGATATTGGCAATCTACTCAAAACCATGGCCATGTTGCCGTACCAACTGCCCAGGACATAAATGGTGTCAAAACGGTCTTGAAATTTGAGCAGATGCAGAGCCAACCACAGCTTGCCGCGAATGAGATTTCTTGCAAAACTGTCGGGCAGTGTGTTGTGATTGACTTCTGTTACTATGTCGTTGGCTAACATAGCGCATCAATCAGCGGCTGGCAGCCTCGCGTCTACGTTGAGCACCAATTGTGACCACTTTGCGAATCATGTTGTCACGCATGGTTTGATAGCTTTCGTTTACCAGGCCATGGCGCACAAATTCACGATCAATGTAAGACTTGATGCGGCTCACATCTTCTTTGGTTGTGGCCTGTGCCAACTGTTGCTTGACTTCGCTCATGGTGCGACGAATAAACGCTTGCGATTCAGCCATGGCCGGTGCTGCTTTCTTGGCACCAGTGTTGATGGCCGGTGGTTTCATGCTGTATGTGGTTTTGCCATAGGCACTGGGCATACTAAAATCTGGTTTCTTTTGAGCCAGTTTTTCCATGCCGGGCATTTTTGTTAACGCTTTAAAATCATATCCAGGCACGCCTGTGGGCTTGGCCACAGGCGCAGCTGGTTTTGCGGCTGGAGCAGCAGGTGCGGCTGTTGCTGCTGTGGGTTGATTGAGATTGGATGCGCTGGCTGTGTGTTTCAATCCAGTTGCAGTCTGTGTTGTGCGCCCACCTGTGGCCGATGGGGTCAATTGCGATGCCATTTGGCCAAATGCTCCAGCACCTGCACCAGCGGGAGATTTAGCTGCTGGTTCTGCTTCGGGCTCGGCGTCAGGCTCAGCTGCGGCAGCGGTGGTTGTGTCGCCTTGCTTGGCTTGCAATGCATCTAGTTCTTTACGAGTATAATATCGATCAGTTCCAGGTTTGATAATCTTGGCAAATGATTTGTCTGTGCCAATTTGGCCAGGCTCAGGAATACCCATTTGTTGATATACCTGTGCAACAACCTCGGCTGGTACTTTTTGTGTTTGTAGCCAGCGGGCCAATTGATCACTGTTGTTTGGCGAGCCAGCAGTTTGCCATTTCATTTCAAGTTTGTCTTTGGTTACGTTGGTAGTAAATTCATGGCCTTTAGACTTAATGAATCCGCCAACCTTGCCAGCAGTTTTATCTAACCAGTTCAATCCTTTGCCAACAAGGCCTGGTTTGACAGGGCGGCCAGGGCCGCCAGGCAGGTCAGGAGTTAGATAACCAGGCATAGATCTGGCCACGCCGCGCAGCTCTTTGACTATAGAACGTCCCACACGATCAATGTTTGCAAACACAGTTTTAACACCAGTATCGGTAAGGTACAAAGATTGCCCTTGCGGTTTGCCTGCACTTTCATTCAGCGCCCAATGCATCACCGTGAATTTTTGATCAATAAGTTTATCGACAGAAAGCTTTATAATTTGTGCATTTTGAATACCTCTGTCAATGGCCTCTTGCACTGATGGCAAAGTTACTTTGCCACCACCTGGGAACATGGGAGCCAAGCCTGGTTTAATGCCTTGCATAGAACCATCTGGCATTTGCACAGCGTTGGGGAACCGTTTCATGTAGTCAGATTTCCAAGCATCGTATGCTGCCTGTTGACGGGCCAACTCTTCGGCTGGCAAGTTGGGGTTGGGTGGTACAAATGCACCCTTGTCATTAACCGGGATACCGTACTCAAGTTTTTGGCCCAGACTGTCAGTGGTCACAGGTCCTTTTTGCGAATAATCTATAGCAGCACCGCGATCAGCGGTGTCAGCAGCGCCGGGGCCAACTTCTGCGCTACCAGCAGCTGGTGGCTCTGGAATCTCTGTATTGGCTGTGGGTTCGACTGTGATCGTTTTCTTTGTAGGTCCTTGCCAACCGTCCCACACATTGACTTTTTCACCTGTACTGGCAGGCACATTGAGTTCTTGTCCAACGTAAATTATATTTGGGTCAGCAATCTGTGGATTGTTGTCCCACAGTTGCTGTGCAGTGATATCAAATTTTTGAGCTATTGACCCCAGCCCTTTGGCATCTGCTGCGGTAACTGTGTATCTTGTGACTTCACTGGCTGCCGCGGCTGCACCTTCTGCACCAGGCAAAGTTTGGCCAGCACCCATGGCATACTCAGGTGGTATTTCGCCAGGTGGTGTTAGGGTCTGTCCAGCACCCATGGCATACTCAGGTGCGACTTCGCCAGGTGGTGTTAGGGTCTGTCCAGCACCCATGGCATACTCAGGTGGTACTTCGCCAGGTGGAGTCAAGGTCTGTCCAGCACCCATGGCATACTCAGGTGGTACTTCGGTGGTTCCAGGGGCTGGAGTTCCTGTCAATGCCCCAGCAACTTGTTGACCAGCCCAAGCCAGAGCAGCAGCACCGCCGCCTTTGCCCAGCACAGTGCTGAGTCGATCGCCTTTGATTGCACTGTCAAGTCCGTATGTGAGGCCTGCTATGATTGGCAAACCAGCACCACCAGTGGCCAGGCCTGTAATGGCCACAAGAGCTGCTTTGGCAAAACCGGCTGTTTTGGGATAAGCCTTGGCCAAGTTACGATAGGCCGTAATAGCCTTCATCACTTTGCCTTTGTCTCCGCCTACCAACCGGTTCAAGGCATTGGTGGCCTGATTGTAGTAAGTGTCAACTGCTTCCACAGGCACACTGTCTTGTACCGCGCCTAAAATTTTATTGGTGGCATCTTTGATTTTGCCAGCATATTTGGTTGTGATATCTTTACCACGTCCCAGCAAGGTACGGTTGGCACCTGTGTCACGATTGGTCATGGCCTGTTCAACATTGCCAAACAGTGCCAAAACTTCTTGCTTGGTCAGGTCACGTTCCTTGAGTTGTTGACCTATCTGTTTCCAAATCATGTATTGCGGATCTTCGCGCAGCCATGCTTCGTTGATCACTGTGCTTGGTCTACGTGATCGAAATGTCACTGTGTTGACAGATTCTGCTATGGGAGTAGGAGTAAAGAGTTGCTCGATGTACATATTATCGTTCTTCTATATAATCTTGATCCAAATTGTTTTTGGCCCTGTGCCGTTGATACAATTTGACTGCCATGTCAGCATGATCTAAGTTTTTGAATCTACTGGGCAAGGCACGACCATCGCGACGTATTTCAAATCCGTCACGCTCGTTGCCATAGCACTCCAAGGCCATGCCATCTTCCATGGCATAGGTCTTGACCGGTGCACCTTCATCTACACTGCCCAAGGGGTTGATGATCTTGGCATAGGTACTGGCATTGGCCATGAGGTCTTTGAGATTTTCTGGAGGGTCTATTATTGACGCAGAATCTTCATCTTCCTCTTCCACTTGGTCTTCGGTGGGGTCGTCAGTGGCCAGTTCATGTTTGGCTTTGTCTTTGAGATCGTTGTCGCCACTCTGTTGCCGTTGTATTTGCTTGGCTGCTTGATCTTCCAAGCGCTCTAGGTAATCAACAAAGTCACGTTTGACTTTGCTCAGCATGTCTTCTTCCACGTTTTGCATGGCCTCTTCTAGAGCAGGTCGATCCTCGCCCACCATGTATCCGTCCATGGGGTGAGCCTGATAGGGTTTCTTGGCCAGTGTGGGGCTGATATTTCTAGGACGGAACAAGGCTGGCAATTGTGGCACACCTTGTTGTTGGCGGTTGAGGCCGTGTCGTACCGACACTGGTGTGGTCTTGCCTTCTACTAGAGCCAATCGCTCCAGTATGTTTCTTATATCGTCACTCATGATTTAAAACCTAATAAAAAACCTTTAGATTCAAACTCCTTAAACATAAAATCTTTAGTTCTTTTGCGTGTATTTGTCAAAGGATTATAGACCCAGATACTACCTCTGTGTATTTCTCTCGTCTTCTCTAAACTTTTAATAGATACTGCTTTTTTTGCAGTAGATTTACCACCAACCGATCCTGCTGCCGATGCATTACCTAATGTAAAACCACTTGCGTGTTTTTTATGCTGTTCTTTGGCGGCCTGTCTTATTTTGTTTTTTGATTCTTCGGATAAAATACGTCCCGAAGATCCATCACCGCCATTGGTTTTATTGTGTAAGATTCCTGTTCCTAAATCCTTACGGCCATATTGGGCAATTAAATTTTGCTCTAAAGAATGTGCTACCTCTTCAGTAAGATTTTCGTAAATCATTTTTATTTTTGACTTATCTTTTGGCACACCTATACCTTTATGATTCTTAGACCATGCACGCTGCCCTTTGCCCTTGCCAATATAGTAAGGGCTGCCGTCTTGTCTAAGATAAGCATATACGTAGTAATACATTTACGCTCTTCCATCCTTAAGGAAACTTCTAAGCATCCACGAGTGCTTGCCGTGTGCGTCAAGGCGTTCGGCTATGAAGTTGGCAATGCCTTGTTGATTTTCTTGTTCGGCCTCGGCAAAGCACTGATTCAATAGTTCTAACATTTGCCCGTTGTTGGCCAACAATTCT